AATTCATCAAGTTGTGCTTTAGTAATGCCCTTACTTTTCAGCAAAGCAATTACCTGTTCGTCTTTTTTCACGACCACTCCCTTAGGAAATCTCTAAGTATCTTACGATACTTTTCTACCGAGACATTGTGTCTCGGCATCCTTTTTTCCACTCGCCAGTGGCAACCGATACAGAGATAAATCCAATAAGGATTATCTCCGAAAACCCATCTTGGTAAGTAGTGGTGTCTAGTCATCTGACGATAGACACCACACTTAGAGCATCTGGCTCTCACCGGTAGTCATCTCCAAAGTTGGCGATGTCGCAAGGATTGAAGGTGATTTTTTCCAACTCTTCAAAATGCTTGAGCCAATCTTCCAGTCGCATCCAGATTTGGATGTCATATTTGCTGTCAAAAATGACAACCTTATCCAGCCGAGGCCAGATGACAGGTGGGTGAATGAAGCGAAACTCCACCACCCAGAACCTTTTGTGAGTCACCACTTCTCCACTTCCAGTGAGAACCCCTCATCGTCCTTTACGATGAAGATGTTGTGCCAGCGATTTTCAACAATCCATTCTTCCAGTGGCACAGGGAAGAAGACGGGATACCGACTATCAGGGGCTAAAAGCCGCCAATGGTCGCAAACTTGCACCTGCCACTCGCCATTTAGGTAAAATGGTTTACTGGCGGTGAACCGATGAAACCTCATTTCCTCACCACCTCAAGTTTAGGATGTCAAAGATTTGCCGACAGAAGTCCTGCACTTGGTAAGCCCAGACCTCATCAGTGGCTTTAGTGTGGGGTATTCCCACATACTGAAAGACCATTGAGGTCAGGTGGACTACTTCGTGAATGATGAGCACACGTTGGTCTTGCCTATCGCCTCTCGGTAGGCAGATGAAGAAATGCCGACTCTTGTCTTCCAGCCTCACATAATCCGTGTAGGCCAGAAAGTATTCGGTGTTCGCCTTGTATTGGGGATATTTCCGTTGAAGATACTTTTTAGTTTCTTCGGCAGTGCAATCCCAATACATAAACACCTCATCACAGAAAATGTTTTTAAGCACTCGCTTTTTCATCTGCTCCTCCAATCTACTCATTGTTAACCACTTCTTGGCTAACTTTCGTATAGGTCAATTTTTAACCTATACATTTATGTTAAGGAACTTCTCTTTTCGACCACCATCATAATTCAATGTTTTTATACACTTACAATTATGACGGCGGCCAAAAAGATAAACTATTTCCTTAAAAAGAATGTGGCTAAGGCAGTGGTAATTATTATGGTTAGTATCAACCATTGGACTTTATTAATATTTCCTATCTTTTGCTTAATTAACGCTATATCAATTTTAATATCTCCCATTTCTTTATTAGCAATTTCAGCGTGAGCAAAAAGGGGCTTAATATCTTCCTGTCGGATATTAGTAATTTGTGATTGCAGGGCGTTAATTTCATTTTGAATTACCGCTACATCCACCTTTAATTTTCCACCATTTTCTTCCATATTATTTTCCTACTCCGGTAGAAGCTAATAATCTAAGTGTTAATCCGCCAAATGGGTTAGTCACTAAAGGCAATCCTCGGGAGATATAATCCATTGTACCTGTATTGATAGAGGCATTAGCTGGAGTGTTGATATGAGGCAATCCTCGGGCTATATAATCCATTGTTTTTATATTACTCTGAGTCGGTAAAACTTGAGTTGACTGTAAATCACGAAATATTGCGACAAATTGCGTAGTATCATCAGACACTCCCCAAGTCCAGCTCATTGTTTGACGACCCGTCCCCAAAACATAACTAACTCCATAACTCTCTCTATCAAAACCATTGTCTATGGTATCAAGTAAGGTATGATTAGGAACTTGAGTTTCGCTCTCTAAGACTTCCAAAAAATCTATCACTAAACCGGCATTTAAATCATTTACTATTTGGAAAATACCCGTGCCAGTAGCGGTTTTAGTAGTAAGAGCAATAAGTGGGTCTGATTGATTAGCATCATAGAATGAACCAGCAAAGACATAAGAATTCGTGATAGCTGAAGCATAGGTGACCACAATATTATTTACTCCTGTTGCTGGCGCAAGTAAATACCACATTGTCTTTTGATTGGTACCGATAATAGTAGAAGTCAAAAACTTAATCATCGCTATACCAGCATAAGTAACGCTCGTCACATTTAAAACGGGGTTATTAGAATGATTTTCAGCAAGGATAAGTAACCGATTACTATTAACTCCAACAGTTAAAGACTTAGTGACACTTGAGACACTTGAACTAAATTGTGATGTCTTATTATCAAAGAGCATATTATTGGGTTACATTCTCATCATCTACATAAATATTTCCCGCTGTCCCATCGGCATCAATATACCACTCAATTACACCAACCTCATTAGGTGTGGCGGTGACGGTTAAAAGCTCAAAAACATTGGCTGTCCCTGCGCCACCATAAGCTCCATTACCTACTGAACCAGTAAGTTCAAAAGTATCGGCTGTTTTATTAGCCACTGTCCACGTTCCATTAGCGGCAGTATTAGTGAGTACACCTTCAATTAAAACAACATCTCCATTAGAATATCCGTGAGCCACGGCAGTAATGACGATAGGTGTGGCATTAGTAGCGCCAGTTATTGTCTTGGTCGTCTTTGAATAAGAAGTTGTGACATCATCAACTATACCGCCTAAGACATCACCCAAGATTACTAAACGGGCGGCATTGCCGTTATAAGCGGCGTCTTTTAAGACATAAACAGTAATAGTAACAAGGGAAGAAGCATTAACGGGATGCTTAAAACACTCCTGTGATGTGGGCCCAGGCAGAATAAGTTTTGTATTCGCCGTAGTAGGCGTCATTTTCCACGAGAAACCTGATGCGGTGTGACGAATTGAGGTTTCACTAATAATGGTGCCCCACTGACTTAATTGTTTATAGACTGCACTTTGGTCGCTTTTATGTAATCGGTAATAACATTCATAACCATATCCCGTACCACCGCCCGATTGAATCTCCGTTGTGCTACCCAAAACCGTATTAAAACATTGAAAAAATCCTCGTTGAGTGGGCGTACAAGCTCCTAAATCAGCGGTACTATGACCCAAAGCTACACCAATCTGTCCATTAAATATCCAAGCCCTACTATTAATTCCTTGAATCCCAACGGGAGTTATGAGTGTAGCTGGTGAGGCATCACCATAGATGATTGGTTCATTTAAGATAAAAGGAGCATTGGCAGAATTACCAACATTATTGGTAGCATTTCCAAAAGCAATTAAATTGGTAATAATTGATAATCGCTTAACATTACTTGGCATAACTACTCCAGCGGTAGCAGCGTTACAACGCCAAACAGTTAATCCCGTAATATTAACATTACCATCAGAAGAACCTAAGAATCCAGCCGAGGCGCAAGAATGTATGACATTATTATTTAATGGACCTTGAGAAACCACAGAGGCTTCATTAAAGAGAATCCCCGCTCCAATAACAGCGCCTATAACAGTATTATTGGTAAATGTAATACCAAAGTCAGCCAAATTAACCATAGCATGAGCCGTATTATTACAAGCTCCGAATATAAATATGTTAGAATCAAAAGTAATGGCCGTTCCTGTAGTAGCGGCAATTTGAACACTATAAACCCCAGAAAGAGCGACAGTATTACAATTCCACATTACATTATTACTAAAAGTCACATTATTAACACTAACAACATTCGGTAAATCTACTCCCCAATCTTCTGTATCGTGAATAGAACAATAATTTATAGCGACCGTACCAAGTGAATTAGCAATGTTAATCCCATGTTTATTAACAGCATTTTCCCCCAAATAATAAAACTCTACCCAATCAATATCCACCGACGATGCGACAGATGTCCCATTCAAAAATACATAAGCCATAATAGTAGAAGTAGCCGAACGAACGACTACATTTCTGGTAAGTAAAATAACCTCAGCTTGGGTTGGTGAGGTGCCTTGGTGGGCGACCGCTAAACCTCCACCTCCTCCTGCAAAACTATCTACAGTCAAAGCACTTGCTCCAGCATTACCATTTAAAGCGCCTTTTTCGCAATCAGCCGCCGTACGAGTAGTAGAAGCAACAACAATAACATCATTATCTAACCAACCCGTATCAGTATCTACTCCAAGATTGGTAGAAGCTACTACTGCATCAATATTTAATTTGCAGTAATAAATATTTTTCCCAGAAGTACGAGAAAGTCCTTGTAAACTTAAAATTCCTCCTGCGTTTTGTATTAAGCCCATTCCTCCATCAGCTACGGGGTCAAATTCTAGTACTGCCGTAGAAGTACGAGGAATAGGGCCAATATTTAAAGTCCCGTTGCCCCATAAATTTAACGACCCAGATAATTTAAAATAATAGTTAGTTGTACCCGCCACGCCGTAAGAAAGAATACCAGAATCACCTATTTCAACACCATTATCTACCGTTCCATCGCTTCCGGTTCCATAATCAGTCGTAGCCGTTGAATTCATGGTAATGGTGATAATAGTGGTTGCTCCTTGTCCGGTGTGTTCACCGACAATATACATAACATCGCCAGCGGCGACAGTAACTAAGGCCGAGCCACCACTTAAGGTGCTTAATCGTAAGCGATGAGTCCAATCAGCCGCTGTACCACTTCTAAAAAAGGTGGCATTACCGGCCGACGAGCCTTGAATACCGATAGCATAATCAGTACCACCATCTAAAGCAAGAGGAGTGGCAAATTTAAAAAATACCCAGCTAGGGTCAACTGGCAAATCTGAGGCGTTAACAGTTACCGTCTTGGTTTCTGTCGTACCGGAGTCCTGCGAAAGAACAACCTTAACCGTTCCGGTGGTATTAACTCTATTACAAAACATTAAAAGACCATCACAACTATTTGTATTAGTACCGGTAAAATCATTACCATTGGCATTAAAAACTGTAGAACCGGTCGTGTTGGTAGAACTGGTACGAACTAACTGTGAGGCCCCTGTACCAGTTTCAATAGCTGCCCAAACACTGGTGGCCGCAGTTAAATTTCCTGATGCAACTGATATAATTACCGCCATTTATATTGTATATTTAGTTCCTATTTTAGTTTTTAAATTTGCCTCATTGGCAATAGCGTCTTTATAAATTCTAGCTTTTGCTTTAATAGCAATAGCAATATCGGTAAAAACTATTGTATCCGCATTCTGAAAATCAAACACATCTCTTTTATTCCAATTAGTATCAGAGTCAGCATATAAAACATCTACTGTTAATTGCCTATCTGCTAATTTTACATCTGTTATTTCTACTGTGAATGGCATATAATTTAATTAATTATAAAATATCATTACATCTAAAGCCGTAGTCGGGGCGGTATTGCCTCCGGCCGTGGTCATCACCGCCGCGATTGACATTGCCGTAGTAAAAGTAATCCCATTGCCAAACTCCGCGTTGGCGGCTGAACCAGCTGGAATACCTTTAACAATTTGCGGAGTAGTCGTACCGACAGTAACGGAAGCGGCGGCAACATTATAAATTATCACCCAAGCCGTTACAGTATTAGGATTAAAAATATAATAACCACCTAATCGTCCAGCGCTGGCTTTAATCACTTGAGCAGAATTAGTCAAAGCGATTGAGCCATCTCCTGAGGTAAAATTAGCCGTTGACCAAACATTTCTACTATATCCTACTGCCATATTATTTTATAAATTCATCAATATTTAATTGCTTTTGCTTGATGATAATAATTACCTTATTTAACATATCGGTAATATCTCTTAACATTTGAGACTTACGAGCTTCTTCTAATTGATTTAAGAGTTGTAAGAAACGATTAAATTCATCTAATTGAAATTTTATCAATCTTTGACTTTCTTCTAATCCGGTTAAATCAGTTATTGGGATATTTTTCTGTTTTATCTCATTTACTATCTTGGTATCACCTCTTTTAACTTCATCAATAGTATCAACAAAACGCTTATTTAATCTATCAAATCCTAATAGAATCTGGGAGGTGCTCTCTTTCGGTAATCGCTTAATCAAATCAACAAATTTATCATTTAGAGAACGAGTTAAATCTTTTTGATTGCTAACCAATCCTAACTGAAATATGCCCCTTAACTCCTCTATCTTCTTAACCAATTCCTTACCTTCAAAATGAGGCATTTTCATCAACTCTTCTGCCATTGTCTCACCTATTTTATCAAAGTAAGTTCTTATTGTTTCATCTAGTGTTTTTTCACTTTCCGCTACTCTTTTATCTATAAAGGCCTCTAAGCCACTAAAATCAGGAGCTGGAATGTCCGTCTTAACTATATCTTGTTCAAAATCAAACTCTGATTTTTTAATCAGCTCTTGCTCTGCCAACTGACCATTTCTAAGTTGATATTGCCAAACTTTCTTAGCAATAGTCTCAATGTCTTCTTCTAAGATGCCGCCACTCTCGCTATACATCCCATTGCCGACATTGCCAGCCGTGATACTTTTAGAAATAATCTTAATCGTAGCTACGGTATAGTTATTATCTCTAGTAGTATGACCCGCGTCAGAATAAGGAATAATTACCACATCATATTCGGTCTCACTGGTCGGGGTAAAATCACCTCGGTAAAGCCCATTAGTGACATGACTTAAATTAACCGTGGCAAATAGAGTATCATTTTCTCTTAAATAAACCGTAGCTTGAGGAAATAAAGCAGTCGTTAGGTCATCAGCGAGATAAACTAACTTAGTGGCTTGCCCAATTTGAATTATGCGATAACCCTCAGCTGACATAAATTACATCTCCTCATAATAAACCGTAGTCCAATTAAATTGAACATGATTATAATAAGTATTATAAAGTGTGCCTCTAATACCATTAGTATATCTAAGCGGTTCATTTTTAAATAAACGATAAGCGTTCAAATCATTAACACCATTTACTGCCGCGCCAGAATAAGGGAGTTGAGGAGCAGCAGTGAGTCCTCCAAAATCTCCTTGAGTGCTAGAAGCATAATAAAATGAACTGCCAAAAAAATCTTCCATCCCTGAATATTGATAAGAGGCAGGATTTTCTTGGTCACGATAAAATCTGATAGTTGTCTCCAATAAAAATTTAGCCTTAGTATCGGTGGTGGTAGAATGACTAAAACCATAAATTGCCGCAACATAACCCGCCTTGCCTACCGCTAGATTTAAAAAAGTATGTTTATTAGCAATATAATAATCTCTAATGCTATTATCCCCGTTAGTAAAACTAGCGGCAGTAATTGGTGGGTGTTGAGGAGTATCTTCAAAAGTAAGATGAGTAGTATTTTCTACACTTTTAATAACTTCATCGGCTATGCTTACTCCTGTTGGGTCCCAAAAATTGATAGCCGAACCTATCTGAGCTGCGGAAAAGTTTGACCCTACCGCTCCCACCATTTGATTACCTGTAACCGAGGTTGTGGTAGCGGCCGAATTAGCTCCACTATTAGTTTGCCCGTGTGAACGGGCAACTTTAAATCTTAAATTTCTGTTCCAACTATTAGGTAATTGATCTTGATAGGTAGTAGTAACCCACCAGTAAGGCACTCGTGTAGAATCTTGGCTTACCAAATCAATATTTATCCCGTTAGTATAGGGAATGGGATAAGTTAAAATGCCAGAAAATTGAGCCGCCGCATTAGTAGTAGTTAAAGAAGGAGCGGGTTGAGTAACCGTAAAAAAGGGCGTCTTAAAAGGCCCCTTAACAATAATTACATTACCCGCCTCATAAGAGAAAAGACTAGCCAAGGGAACATTTACCGTGGGAGCGCTTTCACCATCATATTTAATCTGTAAATTAACTTTCTTTAAAGTAGTAGTAGCAAAATTATTAACTGCGTCAGTGCCAGTATTATTTAAAAAAATAATCTGAATACTTTTAACTACGCCACTACTTCCAGTGGGAACATTCAAGATATTAACGGTTAAATCGCCAACAGACATCCGTTCTTGAATAGAATTACTTTTGATATTACCTATCACCTGAAAATCAAATGGTGAGGTGTGAGGATCAGCAATGACGCTGGTAAAAGAACCCAAAGTAAGAGGTGACCGATGAAAAATAAGCAATATTCCAGAAATTACTCCCCAGATAGTTACCAGCCCAAGTAGCGAATAAAGTAATTTTTTCATAAAATTTATTGTTTATCAGTAAATAATCCCTCAGCATAAAGACTAAAATTAGGCAGATGTGAACCTGGTTTGCGTAAAAAGGTTATCCTTAAAAAATCAGCATTAAAATCGGTAAGGGTAAAATTCTTACAACTTGGCAAAGTAGTTGCCGGAATCCACTCATTAGTGGTGCTGGCCGCTCCGTGTGTAATTGTGCCACCCGCTACTGAAGTAATATCCTGATTAAACCAATTTATTCCATCGTTGCTAAAATCATACAACCATTGAAGACCACTACTTGTTGAAGATGCGGTGATACAGGCATTTACATCAACGGTATCAATGGTAGAACCAATTTGAATTATTTTGGTAGAGGTAGCATTAGAACCGGTAGAAGTAGCAAACCAGATAGGAGTTAAAGCAAAGGTAGTAGCATTTTTACTCCCTGCTAATACCACAAAACTACTAACATCTGCTCCTCCACCTAAACTGGTAGAAATTGGTTTGGTTTTTTTCAACAATAAATAACCACCAATTACTAAAACTATTATCCCCAAGATTACAAATACTTTTTTCATATCTTTGTTAATTAATTATCATATTCCTGTCCCCTAAAGTTAGGAGACAGAGAATGAAAACTAATTACTGCGTGTCATCACATCAGCGTGAAACCTAGCTTGTGTGTGTTGTAGCCCGTTGCTACCCCAAGAATCCGTAGAGGTCGCATCGGCATAGTGTCCACTACAGACAAAAGATTCTCCTTGCTTGAGTAAGAATCTATCGGAAGAAGTAGCCACGGCAGAAACACCATTAATTTGCGGCCAATAACTACCAAACTTATTTCCGGTAGAAAGAGAGGCATCGTTAAAATAAACTCCTACTGTATCCCAACCACCTTCACCACTCTTGTAGGTAGTAGAAATGGTGCTAGAGGCCAGAATTGTAGCCGTTCCAGTAGCTTTATAGGAATTTAAGTTAGTCAAACCCCAAGCACTTCCAGCTGTTTTAAGAGTCGTAGTGCCACAAGCCATACTGAACTGCATGACATTAGAAGCTCTAGGAACATCCACAAACCAGTTACTAATCCATTTATCGCCAGTAAAGTTGTCATAATTAGCAACCACTAGCGACCCTGTCTGCGCGCCTTGAAAAGATGAGGTAGCATAAAAGGTAAGAGGTAAATCAAACGAACTCTTCCTAAGAGTTGAAGATGTTGAGGTACCGGTAAAAGTAGTCTCACCATTTACCACCAAATCATTGTGAACGGTAACATCGGTAAAATCTGAACCAGAGCTAATAAAAGCTCCTAAATCAGCATTTTTACCCGACTGGTCAACATTTTGATTGACCGTAGTTTGACCATTAAAAACATTTAATGGTGAATCGCCTCCTGCCAAAATATATCTAAAGGCAGAAAAAGCTACCACCACACTTAACACGACTAGCCCTAACCAAAGGGCGGTGTGTTTTCTTTGTGTTTTCATATTATTTTCCTTTCCCTTTAGATTTTTTAGCTCCCAATACTTTGTCAGCCCCAGCTATTCTCTTGCGATATTCGTCATACTCCTTAGAGCTTACTTGAACTACCTCTAAGGCCGGACGCATCACATGAATTGCCCGAGCGACATCTTCCTCAAAGACACCAAAGCCGTGAGCTGGAATCTTAACCTCAATCTCCTTATCAGCCAGCCAGATGTTCTGAGAAATGTCGCCCATATCGGGATTGAAACATTTAAAATACTGCATAGATAAAAAGGTTAGTTAATTAGCCAGCGAAAGCGATAGTATCGCCCAAACTTCCCCAGGTGCCTTTCCACTCAGTGTGTCCAACAGCAAATCTATCTTTAACTCCAAACTCTTGGTTCCAGGTCTTATTCTCATAACCTTCTTTAAAGCGAGGCCCACCTTTTTGATAAACTCTCAAAGGCAAATTTTGACCAGGTAGAGTAGCTAGTAAAAACCAAGCTGTTGACGAACCACCATTATTGGCATTTAACCAACGAGCAGACAAGACATCTATCCGACCTCGGTAGTAATTCAGGTCGTTGTTAGTCGTAGTTGCTCTTAACTGTGAGCCAGTGATGATATAGGCGTTCTTTTCTAAATCATCAGGAACGACTAATATAATCCGACCCATATCAAGAATTGGCATGCCATTATCAGTCAACTGTTTGACTAAAGCCAAACGACCAGTTTCTAAATTGACTTCTGAAAGAACAATACCAGAGGCAGAAGCGTTACTTTGCGCCGTGCCACCGTCCGCCCGAGCGTGAGAGGTAGAGAAAAGCCGCTCATTGTTATAGCGATGTAAAGAAAAGCCATTAACCTTGGCGGTTGTAATAAAACCCCCATTCAATGGCTGAAGTCCGGCCTTAGCACGAGTGACATTAGCACTTTTAGCGTGGTTAGCCATTTCACCTAACTTAGCGCCTAATTTTTCTCTGTCTTCAATACAGTCATCAGTGACAGTAACCATCTTGCCATAATCTCTGATGGCATATTGTGTTTCAAAGGTTTTAACATTACCATCTTGCGGTAAAGCATCGCCTTCCTCAAATTCCTCTAAAAATCCATAACCAGAGAGTCCAGTAGTTCTTAATACACTTTTTTCAGTGTTGATATAAGAAACTATCCGAGAGATGTTTGTCATCCCATCGTATTTAAGCAAGTTCTGCTCAAAGACATCTTCAAATTGTGGGCCTAAGCCAACTTTACCTAAATCGGCTAAAGATCCCCGTGTTTGTATTTGTGCCATAAATTTATATTATCTTTAGTTTTAATTAGGTTAAAGCTAGGCCATCAGTCGGGTCAAGAATTTCTGACCGCGCGATAGAAACTAATAGCCGAGTGCTATCATTAGGGTCAGTTCCCCAACATTTAAGCGAACCACCAGTAGCAATAGTTCTAGTATGAGTTGTTTCAGTCACTCTATCACCAGTTGAGGCGGGCTGAATCCAGCCACCAGGATTATTAGAAGTAGTAGTTGTTCCTATTGTTCCAGTTACTGTAGCTGAATAGATAGAATACTTACAAACATCTATTAAAACTGCTATTTGGTCAACCGTAGCATTGGTAGCTCCTACGGTACAAGTGTTTCCACTAGATACCGTGGCTAAGCCCAAAACCGCAATTGAGCCAAACACTGAATTGCCTTGGGCATCAATGATGTCGTGAACAATACCCGCGCAAGAAGTTTGTGTGCCAACCCCAGTATTAACCGCCGCTGTGCCAGCTACACGAAGCAATACCTGGTCGCCTATTGTGACTGTTTCGCTACCAGTAATAATGAACTTTACCAAAACAGGCCCACTATTAGCCAATAGCGATTTCTTGTAAATAAAAGGCATAATATTAGCGTTATTTAATTAACGCCGATTTCTAAATCAAACTTTTGGGAGCAAATTCTTTATCACGAGCTTCTTTAAGTTCCCTAATTTGCTTAGCTCGTTCAGGAGTAATTGCCCCACCAGACATTTGAGAATACTCTTTATCAGCTTCAGTTACGCCTTTACCGCCATCCTTACGAATAGTAGTTTCAGTTCTCACCTCGGCTTTTTGAGCTTCTATAACCTCCGCTTGGCCTTTTAGACGCGCATCTTCTTCCTTGTCAACCTTATGACTAGAAACAGCGTGGTCTAAACAGGTCTGAAGTCGCTGACGAATCTCTTTGCGAGAGACAAATGTTCCTCGCTCTACGCCAATTTGAGTAAATGGCCTTCTGTCCTTAAATTCTGTTTGAAAGGCAGAAAATTCGGTTTCAGATAGCTCATTTATCTTTTCGGCGAACTCTTCGTCATAGATGTCCCGCTCCTTACCTTTAGCGTCAAGCTCAATGGCTCGGATGTCGGTTTCTAATAACTCATTAGGGTTATCAACAATAGTTTCGGGCTTAACTTTCTCGGGAAATAATGCCCTGACCTTCTTACCACGATACTTTTCATTTTCTTTGCGGTAATTTTCAGCTATCTCCTCTTGTTGTATTAGGTGGTCATATTCCTCTTGAGAAAGCGTGACCTTTTCTACCTCTGACTCCTCAACGAGTTCCTCTACGACTTCTTGGTTTTCTTCTGGCTGACTAGGCTCAGACGGAGTTTCCATCTCCTCTTTTAGGTCTTCTTTTAACTCTTCCATAACTTTATTTTTAAGTGTCTATTATTTTAGGTGGCCTTTTTCACTTCCACCAGTTATTTAAAGTTTATTCGGGGGTGATTGCTCACCCCCTATCCTAAGTCAATTAGTAATCGGCAAAACTAATCAACTTCAGATAAGGATGAGCAATAATGCCGATTTATTGTCAAAAAACTATTTTGATGGTCGCCAGCCTGTTTTCCTTAATGTTCCAAAAACATAAGCATTGGCTCTTTTGCCTTTTAAGCCCTTCTTCTTGGCCTTCTTTTTTAATTTTCTTTCTAATGCTTTAGGCATATATTTTAAGCTAAATTTTTATAAGATGGGTGAGAACTGCCTTTTTTCCATCTTTTATTCCATATTTCCCATTGTCTTTCTTGAAATGAAGGAATGGGTGTAGGCATTTCAAGAATAGGTCTAAAAAGTTGAGGCAATGTTTTTCCTTCCTCTTTAGCCATTTGAGCAAAGATATAATTTTTAGAAGCTCTTGATTGTCCCATATATTTTTAATTATTCGGGTTGTTGTTCTAATCTTGTTTGGTCGTGATGACCAGTGGCCATTTGCCTAGCCCGATGCTTGCGCCACAAGGGGCTCTTATCTCCTTTCAACTCAATGCCTTTATCATCACATTCCACTATCCAGTGATTGACCTGGGGGCCGACACCACCATTAACCGCATATTGCTCTTGATAATTCTCGCCACCAATCATATACAGATATTCGGCCTGTTCATCATTTTCTAAAGCATTAACTCCTGGCTTTAATACAACTTCATCGTTTTTAGAATAATGTGGATGCTCTAAAGTCTGTCTAATCTTCTCCTTATCCTTTGGGTCTTTATCATTAAGGACATCTAAGGGGTCAAGTCCAGCCCCGACAAAACGCAAAGGGTCAATGCTCTGCTGAGGGTCAGACACCGGATTCTTTGTTAAATGATACTTAAACTCTTTTTCTAGTTTGTTCAGTAAATAAATCATATTTTTACCGATTAATTAATTAATCCTCGCTTTTTTTCTTAAATTCTAATAATGAATTCTTAAACTGCCTATAAGCATCTATTGCCCCAGCATAGCGATTAAGATATTTAGGAGCTTCCTCGCTACATTGACTCTTTTTAACCATTGTAAAGTGAATTAAGGTGTCAAGGTAGCGAATTATATTAGGAATAGCTGCTATTCGTTGTAAAACCTCACTCTCTTCCTCTGTGTTGACAAAATCTGACTTAATGTGTGCTAACTTAAACTTTGTTTCCTCTAATTTCTGATTAAGTTTGATAAAATTCTCTTCTAACTTCTTGTTTTTGCCGATTCCAAACATATTATTGCATTAAACTTTTTAAATTGGGCATTTGTTGACCTTTCATCATTGCCGCCGATGGTTGCGGCAATCCGCTTGGCATTCCAGCCATTGAATTAGTTGGTTGTGGTGGAGTAATATACTTCTCTAAATCTTTATCAAATACCTTTAAAGCATCTTGATAACCAGCATCTCGGTTAAACTTATCGGGATAAAGATTACTCATCACCGTCTGGAAATTCAACTCCACCGCTTGTCGCAGAGCCTTGTTCATCTTTACAGAAGAAGAAGGAACTATCGTAATATCCGCCTCAAAGCCACGAATAAAACTGGGTGTAATTTCAATCTTTTCTACCTTATTGGTTTCGCTTTGCATTAATTCAACATTCTGTTCTACCCGCTTTTGATTAACCTTTGGCACGATATTTATCTCTAATGTTCCAATATCACCACTAGTCAAACGTTCATTACGCATTATTATCTTCTTAAATCTCGCCTCGGTATCTACATTAACCGGTAGGGTATAGAATTGCATAATATTAGCTAATCTCAACCTATTTTTATCTCTGATGCCAAACTCCATCATCTTTAGAAATAAGGAAACAAGGTCTAAAGCCGCTTGAGTTTCCACATTAACCTGTGTGGCTGTCTTATTCCTTATCTCGCCACCACCGGAAACTTGTTGTGAGACTGACTGAGCTTCCATTCTTTGCTGTAAAAGTCCTAGAATGTTAAGACTAACAACCGAGGGTTCTTTAATGTCTAAAGTAGAGGGCGGCGTTGCGCCAGATGGATAAGTAATGACATTATGAGGTTGTAAAAAGCTCTCAGTTAAACTAGAGGTATTTTCTGGTGCTACCAGTGGCGAAGCCAGCGCTAATACCAATCTATCTAAAATAGCATCTAAGAACTTATCATAAGTATCAGCCGAGGAGATAAGCTTATCCGGCATTGATTTGCCATAAATGAAATGAGCATCCAATGGCTCAAACATTGCTGACCACACGGGGAGTTTCTTATGGTTCCAGATAAGTGGTTGAATGCCCTCTCCGCCTAAGGGATTAATCCAAATATCATTAGCTAAAATAAGATATTCATCAGTTTCTTTATTAAAATAACGCATTAGCTCTACCTCCTGCTCTTGCACATCCATTGACACTCTAAAAATAGTATCGTCTTGATCTTGACCTTTTAACTGACCGGCCGGAAGCACTAAATCAGCATCAGGATAATCCTTAAACTCTTTCTGAAAATCGTCCCAGCTTATCACCTGCCGCAGAGCGGTATCATTCATCTTTTGAATATGATTAACATAAAGATTACCGAAGTAGACATCTTCTAGTGGCCATTGCTTACCCTTAACATCATTCCAATCCTTAATCACCCGTTCCTTGACCTTAATAGACCCATCAGCATTGTGAGCTATAACATCTCTAACTTTTCGCTCACCATACTCCCAGCTTTCAAAGCCAACTACCGTGCCTTTAGTGCCCGCCTCTAGCATTTCCATTATCAGATTAAAGTCATCATCATTTTTAATAGCAGCGTTTTTAAGCAATAAGCCTAAGACCCGTTCTTTCTTGTAAGAGATAAGGCTTAACTCATCGGTAGAGATTACCTGCGCCTCCATTGACTGCAGGGCAAGTTTAGAAAGAATAGCAATTAGCTTATCTCTAGGCGTAGAATTAGCCAAATTAGATTGCCACGCTTGTTTATAACTAGGTCTTTCCTTGTATTCATTAAATCTTTTAACCGAGTCCTCAATATAGTTTGTCAGTGAACGATTACGAAAAAAAGGAATAGCGGTCTGATGAGTTTGTCTCATCTTCTCTATTCTAGCTGAAACCCGATTACGAATAAGCATCCGCTCTAATGATTGCGGTTTAACTGGGTCAAACTTTTGTTCTTCGGTTAGTGTTGGCATATCTTTATCAACAGCTCACCCATACCTTCCCATATTAACTGGGAGGAATAGTTAGAATATGTATTAACTAGACTACACCTCCTAACTACTCTTCCCAAGTAATAGTTATTATTGTGTAAGTTATCAGATTAAGTGGGTGATATTCATCATTCTCTTTCAGCTAGGAGTTATTCACCCCTTGTATATAGGATTGTTCACCTAAAGATACAATTTATAACTCCTATGTGGGAAAGAATGACTAATCTTAATCCTTTAAAGTCCCTTTTATTTAACGATGAAAGATACTTATCACATCGCTAGTTAAATTGTTTTTTGTTTTACTTTTTATCTTTTAATTTATGCTCCGACTATACTCTTAGCCGCTTCCGAGAAGTCAGGAACTTTCATCTCACTTACCCTAAAACCCCTTTGAACATTAGCTATAATCATATCGTCAATTAGAGACAAACTGTCGCTCAAATCATCGTGTGATGATGACGGAAAGTTATAAAGCTCTTGTTTTAACTCCTCAATATCATATCTTTCATTGTTAGTATCATTTCTGTCCCAAATCTTACCTTGCTCATATCTGCCTACTAATGCTCCGGCTATTCTTGACTCCTTATTCCGTCCCATTTCTTTTAATTGGGAGAGGATTGGATAGCTATGCCGTTTTTCACACTCTTCCCTAAACAAAGGTCTAATCTCGTCTTCTAAAGCATTTTTAGCAAAGCCGATACTGCGTAAGTTATATCCTCGCCACTTGTCCCAGATTTGAAATACTAGGTCAAGCTTAGCAGTAATGTTTAATCTCTCCCTTCTTACATCTAGTAAATACCAGTTATTATAATCATCAATGGCTACTACGACACAACCGGTGTAATCACTGCCGTCTTTCTTGGAGTCAGCAGGGTCAATGGCACAGTAGGTATTGTAGTTCTTACCAGCCATTTCCTTTAAGTTAAACTGCCGCAGGGGGTTATAAAGCCAGAGATACTTAAACTTTCTATCCTCATCGCTTAAAGGGTCATTAAGGTATTCCTGCGCAAAAGCGTTAGTTGATTTACCAGCGCTTATCATATCCGCTTTCTTCTGCATCAATCGCTGCCAATTCCAGCGCTCTGGCCACAATAAGGTATGTTCTGGGTCACTCACATTATACGCTTTATAAACCTTACCTTGATGCCAAGTGATTAAGTTATTAAGGAGCGAGTCCATATGCAGAATTGTGCCATACATCTTGATTGAGCCATCTATGCTCACGGCTGGCACTATGGCCTTATTATACTTATCCAGATATTTCTTTCTCTGCTCTGGTTGATTGATATGAGTGTCGTCTTCCACATCGTCTCCGATTATTTTACTGGGGCGACTATGTCTATATTTCATTCCCCTAATCGGTGAGTCATAGCCCTTGCCTCTTAACCTTACCCCATTTATCAACATATCGCCTTGAGCATCCTTATCCTTTTCTTCACTGCCCACACGCTTGACCATCAATTTACCATAGACCTGCTTAATCTTGTTATTATCAGCAAACTCTGTTCTCACTGCGTCTAAGACCTCACTGGCTTCGGTAAAGTTCTTTTCTAGTAAAACAATGTAAGGGTCTAACTTATTGGCTATGCTGAAAGCGATACAGAGCTGAATGAGTGTGGTTTTTGACATCCCCCTCGGGGCCGCAATAAACTCATTCTTCTTAGAGAAAAAAGCTCTAATTAGCTCCCGATGAAACTCCGGACTAGGGTCAGGAAAATACTGGGTCATAAATGTCCGGCCCCAAAGTAATACCTTATCAATCATCTCCTCCTCTGATGACCAATAGCTAAACCAGACTTTTAACTCTGGCCACTTTTCATTTTCAAAGAGCAGGATTAAGTCTTCCCTAATTTGCTGATTTTTTATCATTACCTTTTAGATTAGCTAGGGCGGTATCAACATCTTCTTGACCTATCACTCTTACATTTTCAGTGGCCTTTCCAGAGAGTAATTGACTATTTTTAATCAAGATGTCATAAGTTCTACCTAACTTTTCATACTCCACCTCACTCAAATCCTTTTCACCCATTGCTGACGCTATTCTGCCTATCTCCTGATTTAACCAATCTAAAGTAGATTTCATTTCTCGCTTAAAGGTCTTTGTCCCTACTGCTTTTTGAGCTAGAGCCGACTTTCTGGTATAGCCATGTTTCTGTGTTATTTTTACTAAATCCACTTTATAACCAGATATAACATTCCGTTTTACCTCTTGAGCAACCGCTTTTGCATTTAAACTTCCCATATTATTCTTTGTTTTCCTCTAAATCCTTCCCTATCGCCTCATACCAAGCATTAAAATCCATTATCATGTAGGTTTCAAAATCTTGCTGAAGCTCACCCATGTGCCAGCTCTTAGCCCGATAATCACCTTTTAAGATAAATTCTTTAAAGATTGCCTTAATGTCCATGGGATAGATTTAACATCTTTTTATTCTCCGCCATTTTTACCTTGATAATATCACGGTTTTCTTGCTGTAATCGTTCTACTTTCCGCTTTTGGTCGCCGGTTAAACCAGACCTCTTTCCGGCTTCATAATTACCTAGCGACTCTAATTCGGCTTGATTTCGTTCAAAGCGCCGGTCGGCTTGCCGGAACTTATCATCAATAAATTCTTTGGCCTGTTGTTTATCTAGTTTCATTTTCTATTATTTAGCGGGGCAATAATCGCTTTCAGGGGCGACCCCGCTTATCCTTTCGGTTGGCCAGTAGACCAAGCAAAATGACATATTGCCCCATTAAATAACAAAAAACACCCTAAAAACAGGATGCTAACCTTTAACTTGACAAGCATTCATCAAAAAAGGTGTAATCACTTTAATTAAATTAAGGCCGACAAGCGCGCCGGACTTGCTTGTCTAAATCAGACGAGCTTGCCAGCTTTTTATATTATACGCCTAATCTATTTATCTGTCAAATATATCTACCCTGTGCATAACTATACTTGCTTTTTTCTACCCGTTTGCTATTATTACCTTGCTTATGGATAATCACATATCCGGATAGCTTATCTGGGGGTAATCTCCAACCTTGCTCGCCAGAGCAAACAACACAATTCTGTGAGGATTACCCCCTCAATTTTATATGAAAAAGATAATACAAAGCACAGTAGTAATTTTACAGCCCAAAAAGCTAGTGAACTTTGCTAATGTCTTTTTCAGCAATCAGCCATCTCTTTAATTAGGGGTGGCTTTTTGTATCTGTCTAACCCAGCGGAGCCAGTCTGCAAATAGGGACATTAAATACTATTTAACCCCTGGCAACAACATCGCCGACGCTTCAAACAGAAACGCCAAAAATATCTGTTCTTTTCTAACTTATTCAAGTCATTTAGTAGCATAGATAAACTATCTCCTATTCTTCTAAGTATTGTCCTGTTTAAGCAGAGGCGTTTGATTGTAAGGGGTTGGGGTTAATGTAATACCATATATAGTAATACAATGAAAGATAAGTATCCAATAAAGACTTATAGATTAAATAAGGAGACTATTAAAAATTTGGCGGAAATTTCAAAAAGAGAAAAATTATCTTTTAATCTTTTGTTTGTAAGGTTAATAAATTTATATAGGAATAACTCTAAATAATATGCCTAAAAAGAAAAAGATAAATAAGAAAAAGCGTATCAAAGATTTTTTAGAAGGAATTGATTGGTTGTTTCAAGTCAATAATTTTGAGAAAGATATTATCTACAAAAAAGAAGACAAAGATGATAATGCGGCTATGATATTTTTTGATAAGGAATATCAGCGAATAATCGTTAAAATATATCCGGTGTTTTTTAAACATAGATTGAAAGACCAAAGAAAGTTTCTACTCCACGAACTTTGCCATTATCTAAGAGATGATTCTTTTGTGGCTATAGAAGACCTTTTGAAAGGTAAGGTTTTAACTTCCGAAAATGCCCGCCGGATAAACGAGTCAGAAACTTCTGTTATTACCAATATCCTAGATGGCCTATTACAAGGCCGGTTAAAATATGCTAGAGATGCTTATCAGAAATATTTAAAATAAAATGCTTAAATTAGAAGATATTAAGAATAAGATACTTTGCGGGAATAGTCTGGAAGTTTTAAAGACTTTTCCCGATGAGTGTATTGATTGTGTAATTACTTCACCACCCTATTACGGCCTACGCCGGTATGGCGATTATAAAGAACAGATTGGCCTGGAAGATACCTTTGCTGAATTTATGGTTAAGATTTTAGAGATAACGGCCGAATTAAAAAGAGTTCTTAAACCAAGCG